GTGGGATCAGCATTTTTTAAATCTTTATACATTAGTTTTTGTATTAAAACTTGACCTATCAAAAATGCTTGCCCTACTGAGGACAAACTAGTTTGATTTAAACAAACTATACTTGCATGAATATCTTCAAACCATGATATCCTTCCATGAGTATTGCTAACTTTAAAATCACATATTGTGTCACCAATCCAAGTACCATTCATAAACTTCCCTGTAATTGCATATTTGTAAGTATAACCTATATTCATTTTTATTAAATCATCTAAATGACTTAAGTTAGGGCATAAATCCATTTTCATTAAAATTGCACTGTGAATCTCATTTCTTGTACATTGAAAATACTGCATGTCTAAGGGTCCAAAGTTTTTTATGAATTCAAATGCACTAATGCCCATTAAAGTATCCATTTTTTCAAAATAAGTGCGTAATATAGCAACCTTATAAAAGGGGGGTTTAAATTTCAATGTTCCATATAAACTCAAACATGTTAACAATAGGGCACGTTCTAATGGTATTTCCCTTGATTTAAAATGGAAGCTTCTTAGACTAGTAGCTATTGGATTAACAAACTCAATTGTGCGTACTTGATTTAAGAAACACTTACAATAATGGCTAGTTTGTTCTTGTATCATACATCTGTAAAAATCAATTAATTCTCTTTTTTCTGAAAATGGCAACATCATCATCCGATCAGGTTTATTATAAGCTGTCAAATTTTTATACAAAAGCATTATTTTATCTCTTGGGGGTAATTCTTTAAAATGGGCTTCTAATTTATTTAATGTCTGCAAGTCGGTATCCATATCCCAACGACGTGATTGTTTAATATTTTCCATCTCATAAATATCAGGATTAAAGTGTTTGAGTAACAATATGTCTGCGGGAGTATCTATTTTTAAACTATTATAAAGATATGGAGAACGATTTGCATATAATTGTATTTTTTTCATTTTACTGTATTTTTCATGTGAGAATTGTGAGGCCTCAATCAATTGATAAAAAATTGTTGCAGCACTATCACCATTTGTTAAGAATTCTTCTCTTATAGTATAATATTGAGCAGATCTACACATTTCAGGTAATCCATGTATGAATTGCTGTATGGATTTTTTTCCTTCAATTAGTGAATATGATATACAAATTTTAGATGTAAAATATGCAGCCCGTAG